CTTGCCCCAACCTCTGCCCGCCATAATGAGCCAGATTGCCCACGGCGCTCCCTCGAGCGTCGATTGCGCATACGGCATCTTCTGTTCAGGGCGAGCCCACCATTCCCATGTGTGCTGCAGCAGAAAGGCTTGATCATCCGTCAAGTCCCTCGCTAATAGCTCTCTCAGCTGCCTCCGCTTGCTCGATGATACTATCGAGCTTATAGAGTAATCTTTCAGCTGCTCCAGCCATGGAATCTGTAAAGTCGCTGCCCGTTGGTTTAGCAACGGCATATTTGGGGTTCCTTACCTGCAACTGCTGCTGCAATAGTCCGTCACTGAACTTCCGTCGATAGGTTATGATCCGCCCACCCGATACCACAGGATCGGACACGCCTATCACTGCCCTCTTGTAGGCGGCATCTTCCAGCGTGGTGACACCGTCTATCTTGGCAGCTTCCATCTTCTCAGCAAATTTCGGATGGGACTTTTTATAGTTCGTTAGAGTGGTCTTTCCGATGCGAGCTTTCTTCCTTGCATAGACCTCGCTCCATCCCTCGGAGAGGCATCGAAGAATGGTAGCTCGCTCCTTAGCACCCACCTTTCTTCTAGGAGCTATCTTCCTTTTGCCCTCGTTTTCCGGAACTCCCTTCGCCATCTCACACCTATCTTCCTTTGTGGCCCACATTATGGCGAAGTTGCCTGTTGTAGTCAATCCGCGCGAATGATAAGACGCTTAGGTCAACACAGAGCGACCTAACATGGATCATGAACCGACACTATGGTGGATCTACCTGCAATGCCGCAGACGTAACCCACAGGAGGCTGTGCATTTAAATGAGACGCTGGCACATTTTCGATCTATAATGACGCCTGAGCTTCTCACGACGCACATCCAATGGCTAACACTTTCTAACAACAGGAGGTACCCGATGCTCGACAAACCGTTTCCATCAGCTCCGCTGCATCCAGCGAAGTTCGAACTGAAAGTCAAACGAGACGATGGAGCATTCCATCTCAACCTATTCTCAGCAGTATACGCAGGCCGCAAGTTCCTCGACATCCTAGTAGGCGACAGAAAGACCAGCTGGATAGACAGGAACACCTTACGCTGCCACGACCTGACTATCAGCTCCAAATACATGGAGCGTCTCTTTACCTACGAGTATACAGACGAAGAGCGCAACTGGCTTCTACCCATGCCATACAGCTACAATGCTCGAAAAATCGCATTTGACACGGTTCACACAGGCGCTCCAGAAACACCGTCTGAGGTCGAGCCGGATCATCACTCATCGAAACGCTCCAAGCGTGCTCAGCGCCGCGCTGCGCAATCCGAGGACGCAAATAAACGCGATATCGGCGGCGATGATGCACTCCGCCGCAAATCGACTCCGATTGCATCCAAATCAAAATCACAACCGGGAGTTGTATTCGGTCCCGCGGACATCGCATCATCCACAGGGAAGGAACCGAGCAAAGTACGCGCCTGGCTGCGAGCCAACAGAACCAAACCCGTTGACGGCTGGGCATTTACGAAAGAAGAGTTCGACGCCATCTGCACTGCACTAAAGAAATAATAGAAAATTCCCAAGTTTCCTATTGCGGTCTCCGTGGTTCTACCCTATATCTATTCTTGTCAACTGAACCACGGAGAACTGCGATGAACGACCTGACCAACAAACTGACCCTGCTGAATGGCTTCCGCGCTGAACTCGGACAAGTTGCCCTGAAGACCTGGGTGTCCGATGAAATCGCAATCGACGCTGCTATCGCCAAGGCTCAGGAGATGGTCGCCACGCGCAATGACACGCGCAAGGCAGAAGCTGCCAAGATGCTTGAGCGCCTCAACTACTACCTCAACATCATGGGCAGCAAGGAAGTGAAGGTTTGGCACGGTACCCTCGACGAACTGGCGAAGCGTATCAGCCAAGCAAAGCGTGACCACAGGGATATGATCGACGCCGAGAAGAAAGCGGTCAAATCCACTCCTGCGATGAAACGCCACGTCGAGGAGAACCTGAAAGGCCACAAGGCCCTCAAAGGTAAGCTTGCAACGAAAGTCGCCAAGGCGAAAGAAAAGGCGACAATCAAAAACCAACCGGTAGCGGAACTCGGCCTGCTGCCTCGCATCGCCGCCGACCTCGGGATCAACCCCAAAGTCGCACGCGCCAAGCTCCGCAAACAGTTCGGCGCTGCATGGCGTAACATGAACGAGAAGGACATCCGCAAGGCTCTGTCCTAAAATCAACTGAAACGGGCGGGAGGCAGCAATGCTTCCCGCCTTTTTCTTTGGTCATTTCGCTTTGAACACAATCGGGATACGCCGCGAGCAGGTCAGGTTCAACACACGAGCCACAGGATACCACGCCGGGACCCATTGAACTATAGTCTCGGTGCGTCGCTCGCCAGCCATCATAACTACATAGTGCGCCATCAATCGCCGCTGATGCTTTCTTCCATCCGTCTTCTCAATACGGCGCCAGATGTTCACCTCCCATCGCCCTATCGATAACCTCGCTTGCAGAACGCCCTGTTGCGAGCGTATGCGTGCCCAGATGCCTTCACCGACAGTCATCTGCGCAGGATGACCAACTCCCGCCAGTGGCCGTCCTATCGGCTTTATACCGGGCTCTACCATCACAGTCTTCTTTCGTGACTCTCTCTTTATGCGTTTCGTTAAGTAGCTCACAAACAGGATCCTTCCCGAGTTTTCTGCTTCGCGTGATACGATACAATCATACATATATATTTTATATTACCTATTATCAAAATACTCATATATATCATCACTTTACAGTTGGAGAGTCTCCTTTAACCCCCTATCAATAATGGCCATATGTATCATCAAGTTAACGTCTATTCTTTTAAAAGTGCCATAAAGCACTCATCCATCCCGATTATCCAATACTACCATAGACATGCAGTTGGAGCGTTCATTGTGCCAAATACACACGCTCCAACTGTAAAGTCATACGGCTATTGATAAGTTCAGCACGGATCTGATCTTACCCAGTCCAACTGTAAATGCATATACAGCAACAATAATTTACTCGTAGACGCCGGTAACTCTCTGTTTGTGATGTGTGTATATCACGCGCGTATACGCGCACGCATAATGCATGTCCCCTGCGCGCGAACGCTGAGAAAATCCGATTGCACTACAGCAGGCAACACTCTTACACTGCCTTCAGCGCAATCTCGCGCAAAAACGGAGATCAACATGAACATGAACATCGCTAAAGTAACCGCCGCACTCAATCACTTCATCCAAATCGCTGACAGCACATCCAGCCTTTTCAACGCGACAGCGAACCTCGCCGACTTCGGTGACGACTCCGAGGCCGCAACGTTCCTTCGCACAAGCTACGACTTCAACGCGAACGAACTCAACCTCTTCCGCGAGCTCATCCTGAAAATCGTGGACGTCGCAACAGTAACGCCGCCGGAGCCGATGTTCGTCGGTCTCAATACAGCGGCAGTAGCCGGTGCATTCAGCGAGATCATCGTCAACAACCACACCGGAGCATTCCGATCTATTGTTGATCAGGTCAATGGCGAATTCGACCAGTCCGTCCTCGACATCATCGGCCCGCTAACACGCAACGAACAGACCGCCCTAAGAGTGCTGTGCGACGCAATGGACGAAATTGCCGACATAAGTTAACATCACAAGATTGTGATCAGGTAATCCTAAGTTTTCTTCTCCTTATCTTAGGATTACCATTGCAGATCCGGACTACCCATCTTATATTCAATCTTGTCAACCAAAGGAGACAAACAAATGTTCAAGGCGCGTAAAATGAAGATGATCAACGAAGGCGAAACATTGCAACAGATCATGAGCGGACTTCGTAAGCGTTGCGGAATGACCGCTAACAAATTCCGCAAAGCCGTTGCCAACGAACTCGGAACAACAGTTTCCGGTCTTGCCAAGTTCGACCATGAAACGGTTGCACAAGCTGGATATCGCGTTGCGATCGCCAATAACCTTGTTCACTAACCCACTGAGGCCCCTTCGGGGGCCTCTTTCACAATCGGAGCTTATACAATGAAAACAACGCTCTATCTCGCTAACTGGGCAACGCCTACCGACTGGGCTCTCTATGAAGACGACCATGGCGACTGCACGAATATGGAAGACCTCGCCCGCCCTGTGGGATCAATATTCACCAAAGTCGAACACGCTATGGCCGCCGCGATGGAGGAACTGGTCGAACACTTCCAATTCACGGAAGATCAAGACCACCTGCCGACGCGCTGGGGATCGCCGACAATATCCGAAGGCGAAACACTCGTCTACTGCTTCAACGCCAAAGGCAAAGTAATCATGGCGCTGGTCATCCGCGCTGTCGAGATCGACATACTGACATCGTAATCAGTCCATGCGGAGACCCCCACATCTCCGCATGAACGGGTGACGATACCCGATAAAGGAGACAACATGAACTGGAATTACGGAAAAGACTACGAACGTCTGACGCAGAAGTATAAAGACCTAGTCGACCAAGTGGTTAATCGCTGCGACGTGACAGGCCAGCGTGAGGAGCTCAACCTGCCGGCAGAGAAGGCGGAAATCTACGCATACCCGCAACCTCACGGCGGAATTGCTTGGGGCATCAACGGTGCTCCCTACGGCTTCTGCCTCGCTCGCGACATTGCGACCAAGTATTGACAAAAACTCCCGTGTGATGTAGCCTATCACTTCACACGGGAGACTTCATAATGAACGCTGCCCTGATCATCGCATTCCTCGCCGCCGCTGCACTGCTCGGATATGCTGTGCGCGACAATCCCAACGCCGTCGCCATTGTGATCGGCGAAACCCTTTACGACTAGCTTCCTTGCGCTGTACACAGCGCCGGTTGACCTGAAAGGCCCGCCAGTAGAAATACTGTTGCGGGTCTTTTAGTTTCCTGTTGACGCCTTCCCACAGTAGGCGTAAGGTGCTTAGGTCAACACGAAGGAGAAGACAATGACAAAAGAAGATAGGCTCTCTACGATTTGCGAACTGATCCACGAAACCGCAATTCACTTTAAGGACGGCCTCATGACTCACAAGGAAGCAGAAAGAAGAATCGACCATCTGCTCAAAAAGCTCGACGAAGTACTGAAACAATAAACAACTGGGGGGCCTCGCGCCCCCCCAAACTTTAGGATCAGCCACATGAAACTATGCATGGTTATCAATACCAAAGACGGCAAGATCATCACACGTC